CCTACTAATCCGGATAATCCAACTGATCTATCGGATAGAGACAAAAAACTAGTCAAGTATCTAGCTGAACATAATCATTGGTCACCCTTTGGTCATGGCTCTTTACAGTTTCATATTAAAGCACCTGTCTTTGTTGCTCGACAACTAGTGAAGCATCAAGTCGGTCTTGTATGGAATGAAGTGAGTCGTAGATATGTAGATGACGAACCAGAATTTTACATTCCAAAAGAGTGGAGACTCAAAGCAGAGAATAAGAAGCAAGGTAGCGGCGATGTTATGGGCAAGGGTGAACGTAAGCCTGTCGAGAACAAGTATGAACAGCTAACCAAAGGTGCCGCACGTACTTACCGCCGTATGCTGGAGCTTGGTGTCTGTGAAGAGCAAGCACGTATGGTATTGCCACAGTCTATGATTACAGAGTGGTACTGGTCTGGATCGCTTGATGCCTTTGCAGATATGTGTCACCTACGCTGCAAGCCTGACACACAGGCTGAGTCACGTGAGGTAGCAGACAAGATCAGAGACTTAATGATGAACCGATTCCCTGTATCATGGGAAGCCTTGATGGAGTATGCAGAATAATGAAAGTACCTAAGAATTACCAAGATGAAATCCAGATCGTTGACATTGAAGAGAATGAGGATGGCAGTGCTAACTTAGAGATGACTATGGATGCACAGACATACGCTAGTATCTTTGAGTACGGCTTCAAGCAACTGATCATGAAGATGTTAGAAGAGGAAAAGCAGAATGAAATACGTAGTGATGATTGATATTGATGGGGAATGGATGTATGTCCCTGAGAATGCTAAGGTGTTTTATAATCATCCTGAGCCTAAAGTGTTTGATACACTACAAGAAGCTCAAGAAGAACAAGCTAAGTGGAACACTGGTATTGTCGTGGACTACGGTTCATCCTTAGATAAGATACGACACATGACAGACGAGGAACGACAACGTGCTATTGTACGTGCGGAGAAGAATAAATGATGGAGCTAGCTTTAGTCCGTACTCTTATGGACAAAACATTCTACGATGACAACAAGGGTATCCGTACCCCTGATAAATTATTCACTAAAGATGTGCGTAAGATCAAGAAGACTATTGACTACGCCATGAACAACTACGAGAAGAGCCTTACACCTGAAGAGATTGAGGCTCTCTTCTTTGCTACTAACCCTAGCTTAACTACAGCTAACAAGACTGCCTACCAAGACTTGTTCAAGAAGATCAAGAAGGTAGACCCTATTGACCCTGAGATAGCACAAGACGTACTATCTAATTTATTTCGCCAGGTTGTAGGTGAAGAGATTGCTAACAAAGGTTTCGACTATGTGAATGGCACAGAGACTTCACTAGAAGTTATGCGTCAGTTACTAGACGAATACCAAGATGACTTCCTGCCTAACCTCAAGATTGATTGGGGTAACATTGAGATGGATCACTTGCTACAAGCGAATGACTACCAGTCTAAGTGGAAGTTTAACATCAATAGCCTTCAGCGCCACGTAGAGGGTGTCTCAGGAGGGCATTTAGTTATAGTGGGGGCTAGACCTAACACAGGTAAAACCTCATTCCACGCCTCTGTTATCGCCTCTCCGAATGGCTTTGCTGCACAAGGCGCTAAGTGTATCGTGTTGTGCAACGAAGAAAGCTATGAACGTGTGGGTGCACGGTACCTTAGTGCTGCTACAAGCATGAGCATGGAAGAGATACGTGGTAACTATGCCTTGGCTGCTACACGATACAAGCCTGTCAAAGAAAAGATACACTTGTATGACAGTACAGGCAAGGACATGTCATGGGTAGAGGCTGTAATCAAAGCTTATCAACCCGACGTTGTAGTTTTAGACATGGGTGACAAGTTTGCTTCACGTACAAGTGATAAGTCAGATGTGTATCTAAAGGATGCAGCTATCCATGCCCGTAACATAGCTAAGCAGTATGACTGTTGTATCATCTGGATGTCTCAGCTATCTGCTGCAGCACAAGACAAGATATACGTTGACCAGTCTATGCTTGAAGGTAGTAAGACAGGTAAGGCAGCGGAGGCTGACCTGATGATCCTAGTCTCACGTAACCCTATCACTGATGGTAATGCAGATGATGATGCACAAAGACACTTGAACATTGCAAAGAATAAGCTTAAAGGTGGGTGGCATGGTGTTGTGCATTGCGAGTTAGACGGGGAGCGATCACAATACAAATCATAAGAGGAGATCAACATGCGGCATGTACTAGACGTAGAGAACAGTGTCACTAAGCGTAACGGTAAGGATCACCTTGATCCGTTTGAGGCTAGTAATACACTGACACAGGTGGGTATTCTTGATGTAGATAACCACGACAATGAGTACATCTATACACTTGATCACGTAGAGCAGCAGGATACAGATGGTACAGCACGTAAAGCAATCCAGGATTTACTGGACAAGACTACGCTGCTTATCATGCACAATGCACAGCACGACTTGATGTGGCTGTGGGAGTCAGGCTTCAAGTATGATGGCTTGATATATGATACAATGCTGGCTGAGTACATATTGTTACGTGGTCAGAAGCAACCACTAGGTCTAGCTGCGTGTGCAGAAAGACGTAACTTAGAGGTACAGAAAGATGACACACTCAAGAGATACTTCAAGGAAGGGTACAATACTAATGAAATCCCTTTGGCTGAGCTTAGCTTTTATCTTCGGCATGATCTCCTCACAACTAGCTGGCTGTTCCATAGCATCGAACAAGACTACGCCAAGCCAGAAGCCGCTTCCCTTTCCAAAGTTAAATCAACAACCTTTGATACCTGCAAAACCCTCACCCGAATGTACATGTCAGGAATCAAAGTCGATCTTCAAGAGCTTGGGAAAGTAAGACATGCCTTTGAGAAAGAGAAAGCAGAGATCGAAGACCGTCTGCAAAAGAAAGTCAGGGAACTTATGGGCGACACGCCTATCAATCTTAATTCGCCTGAGCAGATGTCACAAGTCGTTTTCTCCGTATCAGTTCGGAATAAGAAAGAGTGGGCTGAACTATTTGAGTTCGTCGAAACCCAAGAAGAGTTTAAGTCCACAGTTAAAGCGAACACCACTACGCTACTCCGCACCAAAGCTTATACCTGCCCGACTTGCAGCGGGAAAGGTCAGACGTACAAAGTAAAGAAGGATGGTACAAAGTATGCACGTCCTAACAAATGTAAGGATTGTGATGCACGAGGGTACCAACTTAAGAACCTTAACCAAGTGGCAGGACTTCGCTTTGCTGCACCAAGTAAGAAGTGGGTCAGTGCCAATGGCTTCAGTACTGGTAAAGATAATCTGGATGTGCTTATGGCTACTGCTAGAACTAACGGTATGTCTGATGCTGAGTCTTTTCTCTCTGATCTTAAGCGTCTATCTGCTGTATCATCTTATCTCTCCGCATTTGTCGAAGGAATTGCTACATATACTAAACCAGATGGGTTCCTCCATGTAGGTCTGACACAGCACATCACAGCTACAGGACGCTTCAGTGGACGTAACCCTAACATGCAGAACATGCCACGTGGTGGTACCTTCCCTGTTAAGAAGGTGTTTGTATCACGCTGGCCTAACGGTAAGATTATGGAGGCAGACTTTGCCCAACTTGAGTTTCGCACAGCGGCATTCCTTGCGCAGGATGACACAGCTATGCAAGAGATCGCAACAGGGTTTGACGTACACAGCTACACAGCGAAGGTTATCTCTGATGCAGGTCAACCTACGTCACGCCAAGATGCTAAAGCACACACCTTTGCTCCACTCTTCGGGGCTACAGGCTATGGCAGGAGTAAAGCAGAAGCTGCCTACTACGAAATGTTTGTAAAGAAATACAAAGGTATTGCTGCTTGGCACAAGAGTCTAGCTGATGAAGCTGTAAGACTACACAAGATAACCAATGTAAGTGGCAGACAATACGCATTCCCTGATGTGCAACGTAGACGCAGTGGTGGTGTGACACACTTCACTATGATAAAGAATTATCCAGTGCAAGGATTCGCTACAGGTGATGTAGTGCCTGTCGTACTGATTGAGTTAGAACGTTTGCTTCAACCTCTAAAGTCTTGCTTAGTCAATACAGTACACGACTCTATGGTTGTAGATGTACACCCTGATGAAGAGTTACGTGTACTATCTATAGTTGAAATGCTTAACGCTAAGCTTAACGATATGATTAAAGAAGCATATGATATCGACATGAATGTACCTCTATTATTGGAGGCAAAGATCGGCCCGAATTGGCTTGACACAAAGGATGTATGAGAGTATAACTAAGCACTCTTTGACAGCTCACAGAAAGGACTTCGTATGAGCAACGCAGTAGCACTCCAAGTGGAGAACATGAACCTAGCAGATGCTATGGGTTTCAGCGTCCAAGGTGGCGCATCAGCACCATCACTAGCACGACTACAGTTAGTGCACGGTGCAATCACTAAAGAAGTAGACGATGAAGAGAAGATCACTGTACCTGTAGGTGCATTCAAGTTCATCAGTGGTGATGATGTAGTGTACAGCAAGGGTGTATCTATGCGCTTGTTTGCTGAGCGTCAACAGTGGCAGCGCTGGGATGCAGATCAAGGTACAATGCAGAAGTCACTCATGTCTAACAACCTGAATGCTGACTTGAAAGATACACTAGGTACCTTCAACCTTGGTCGCCCATCAGGTTACATCAAGGACTTCCAAGCTTTACCTGAAGCACAGAAAGAAGTTATCCGTAGTGTTAATCGTGTTAAGATTTACATGGGTGAGATCAAGCTAAACAAAGCTATCAATGAAGATGGTGAAGCACTAGAAGGTTACTCTGACTGGACACCCTTTGTGTTTGATGTGAAGAACCGTGACACTATGAAGAGCATGGATGCTGTCGTAGGTAAGATCATGGGTAAACGTATCTCTCCCATTGAGTACACTATTAGCCTCACTGGTAAGCGAAACAAATTACCTAGTGGTGGTAGCTTCGCTACTGCAGAGGCTACTCTAGGGGAGCGTACAGGCTTCACAGAGAGTGATCAAGAAACACTCAATGACTTCTTGGATTACGTAGAGCGTAGCAATGACTATGTACGTAGCAAGTGGGACGAGTCTAACGTTGAGTCTATCTCAGGTGAAGACGCAGCTATCGTTGCAGACTTTGTTGAAGTCAAGGACTTTGAATAATGCAACACCCAGCAGAGATAGCAATACATAGCTTCCTGCGTGATGCCATTGATGGCAAAGCAAACATGAAGGAGGAGGTCATCGAACAGGTGGCCTCTGATGTATCGGCTGCATTAAACAAGCAGTTCAACTCAGGCCCACGTAGTGACTTCAAGGTACGTATGTCTAACGTGGGTCGTCCTACATGTCAGCTATGGTTTCAAAAGAATCACCCCAATGAAGCTGAGCCTAAGCCAGTATCTTTCATGATCAACATGCTTATAGGTGATATTGTTGAGGCTGTATTCAAAGGATTATTACGTTCAGCTAAGATTGACTTCCAGGATAATGAACGTGTGTCGTTATTTAAAGACAGTGCTGATCAAGTTGATGGTGAGTTTGACATGATCCTAGATGATCGTGTTGATGACGTTAAGTCTGCATCACCGTGGTCATACGAGAACAAGTTTGAAAGCTTTGATAAACTTAATAGTGACGATGGCTTTGGCTACGTAGCACAGCTTGTAGGCTACGCTACTGCAGCAGGTAAGGATGTCGGTGGCTGGTGGGTAGTCAATAAGCAGAACGGTGAGTTTAAGTATGTACCTGCTGAGATGTCACAAGAAGATGTG